GGATCTAATGCCTAGTACATATTCAAGAAAATACTGTTGAGCACAGAAACAGTGTGTGTTAAAACTTGAACTTCGAAGATAGGTTATAATCACTTGTTGTACTCCGCTACTTTCTTACAGATACTTATAAACTCCATATCTGTCATATGCATTTTCATAGTATTTATATGCTTGTGTACCCATTGCACATTATCTTTTGTATATCCTTTATTACTATCTATTCTATCTAGAGATGCAGTAATATCTGTTTTACTTTTAACGCCCCAGGCTTGAGGAAATCCTATTTCTATGCCAGATAAAGCACATTTTCTATTTTGTTTTAGAAATAATTCCCATAAAAATTTTCCATTTAAATTGAATTCATAATCTAATCTTTTTGCTCGTAATCTTAATGTACAGATATATGATTTGTGTATTTCACCAAATTTTTGTGTGGTTTTTACTGGCCTACCAGCCCTATTATTATTGTTGGGTATATCGTATTTTTTTAATAATCTTTTAAGCGTATTTGTGGATTTAAGTCCTAATTCTTTTGCTATGGTGGTTGTGCTCTTTTTTTGTTTGGTATAATGTTCTTCTAAATATTCTTTAGTTATAAAATATTTTTTAGTTGGCATAAATTTTTCTCCTTATATGTCTAATCTTAGATGCACCGAATATTATTTAAGACACACCTAAAGTATTCCTTGATTAATGAGAAATCTTTTTATAAGATAGTTTTTTTGATCTATGGTACAATCTTGGTTATCGATAATGCAACTAAATTTAGTCCAATCATACTTAATAGGATCGAGTGCAATCTCAGGTTGTGATAAAGAATGAAAAGGATCTCTTGCTAATCTAATCACAAATCCACCAGTATCTAATACGGCATCAACTTCGTTTGGAAATCTATTATCTAACAGTAGAGCCATATCGATATTATCTTTATGGATTTGTTTAATAGTAGCATCTACCCATATGTTGTTTTTCATTTTTCTAAAAATTCTAGTACCAACAAATTCCATAACTTGTCTTGCTGTCATAAATCCACTAGGATCATATTCAGAATCATAAGTCCATGATATGTTATAGTCTGGCATGTCTTCCCAACGAATATTCGTCAGACTATTTTTATCCTCATCACTACCATAGCACTGTTGTTCTGTTAATCCTAATAAGTCTATACAAATATTTCTTTTTAGGGGATCAGCAAAGCTATAGGTTTTAATGTTGATTTTGGGATTTATAGAACGCATAAGATCCTGTACATATTCCCCTGCTGTACTTTTACCAGATTGTTTTCTTCCAGAGAATGCTATAATTTTAGTCATTTAATAGTCTCCAAATATGTTTTAATTTCTGTATTTATTTCTTCTGATGTCATTTCGCCAACATCATTTTTTGATATGGTGGGAATAAATATTCTATAGGTACTTTGACACTTATTTTTTATTTGTTCTGCCGCCTTTTTACCTGCCTCATCATTATCTGTTAATACTACTATATTCATTGCTCCAGAGGAGTCTAGTATAATTTTTTGTCTATCGCTTAAAGAAGATCCAAATATAGCTACACTATTATGAATGTTATTCTCTTCTAATCTCCAAACATTACCGGGACTTTCTACAATCAGCACTGTTGACGTTTTTAATATATGCTCTTTGGCAAACCAAAAATTGTATAAATGATTTTGACTTTTAAAATCTATATTATGTTTCCATTTAGGAAATTTCCAAGCGTCTTCTATAGCTGGGCAGGCATTGTCGGGTTTGTGAAACCCCTTACATTTGCAACATTTTTCATAAATGCTACGCCCAGTACACCCTACCATATAAGTATGATTATTGTCATAAATTGGTACAACAATCTTATCACTCATCTCTTTACCGGGCTTATTGCATAAACCAACATCATATTTTATTAATATTTCTGACGAATAATTTCTATCAAGATAATATTTAGCGGGAATATCCAGCGATTTTATTATTTGATCTCTAGTAACTAGACTAGAGCTTTTTTCTACGCTCTTATTTAGATAATTCACTACATTAGTAAATTGTTTTTTCTCTCTTTCTGCTTTAGATATTTTAATATCTGATAAATCTTTTTTTATAAACTTTAGAGCATATTCTATAGCTTCTTCAAAAGAACACATTTTATCGCCATACTTACTCCATCCATAATTATTATGAGATAGTATTCCCCGAATAAAACCTATTACGGACCCTTTAAATATTTTTTCACAATTATGTGTTCTACATTTCCAATTTCCTCTATAGCTTTCTCCTTCTGGATATAAATTTAAAGCAGAAGCGTTGTCTCCCCCATGTATAGGACATGACATAGATATCATTTTTGATTGAACTCTATAGTCTATTCCAAAAGAATCCAATAGAGATTCTATATTATCGCAAACTTGATCACAAATAATCTTAAGTTTTAATTGATCATTTGAATGGGATTTGGTCTTCATCTTCATCGTTTTCATCTACAATAAAACCTTCTTCGTTGGATTTAATATTATTCTTAATTTCTAAATGAGTTTTACCTTCTTTAATTTGAGCACACCAACCCTTCATATGACAATTAATATAGTCATTATCATCTAAGCCACCACCATGTCTACATACTAAAGGTATTAATTTACGATTACCTCCGTCTGGTCCATCTTCTGCTATTTCTTCGTCACTTTTACGTTTAAAAATTGAGAAATTACTACATAGCCAAATAATTCTATCCGAACCACTGGCAGAATCCGTACTTTCTTTTGTAATACCATCTCTGTTCAACTGTATAAACGCAACTATTGGAACTTTGTATCTTACGGCGAAATTATGCAAGCTTGTCATCATGAAACCAAGTACCTGATATTCTTTAAGATCTTGGCTGATACCAGCGCTATCCATAAGCTTTAGATAATCATAAAATATCACACATTCCTTAGCTGTACCATCATCATTTAATCCCACTTCTTTAACAAGCCATCTTCTCATTATGGCTAATTGATCCTCAAAAGGCATACCAGCAATACTTTTATGAAATATATTCATCTTCTTAATTTTTTCTGCCGATGATAATATTTTATTTTTTTTATCGGGAGATTCAGAAAATTTACCAGTTTCAATAGAGTTTATATCAACTTCACTCATCATGGCTAATAATCTATGGATATGATCTTCTTTATTCATTTCGGTATCCATATTTAATACAGGAATTCCTAATCCGGCTATATTTTTACTCATATTATCAGACATAAGAGTTTTGCCTACTTTTGGTCTAGCTCCAATAACATTAATAGTTCCTCGCCGTAATCCTCCACCTATAGCCTGATCGTATACAGGAAATCCTGTTGGAATTCCGACTTGATCAATTTTTGCTTCTTCCAAATGTTTGATATAATCATCAATAGAAGAAGATAGTTGTTCTGGACCACTATCGCTGTCATTTAGCAAAGAAGTAAAGTTGAATATACTATCTTCCGCTAAACCAATAATAGATGATATAGGTTCTGAACCTGTTATTTCTAATATTTTATCTTGAGTTAATTCTAATTGTTTTCTTAAAAGTCTAGCTATTTCTAGCTTTCTAATTTTTGCGGCAAATTTTCTAACATTTTCTAAACTAACAGGAAAATCCATAATAGCTTTTAAGTGCTGGGTTTCTTCTTTTTTAGACAAAATATGAGAAACGCCCAACTCTTGTGCCACAGAATAGATCGAAGCTATATCTATTGTGCCATGATTATTATCACATAAATGTTTTAAGCATTTAAAAATTACTACATTACTATCTATAGTAAAAGATGTTTCTTGAAGAATATCTGCTATATCCAAATATGCATTTTCACCGTATGTGCATATGCCAGCCAATACCGCTCTTTCTGCGGCGGGATCACATAAAATCATCAGCCTGCTCCCGTTGAACATTTGTTACACTTGTATCTCTCTATTTCTGTAGACGAGAGAATGCTTGGTGCAACTTTTTCTTTTTTACCACAGATTCTACATTGTACCTTTACAGGATCGAATGGTCTATTTCTTATAGACGGTGGTGGTTTTTTTATTTTACGGTCTATATCTAGATCTTCTTTACACATATTAAATTCTGGCATAATATCAAACTTATTATTATTTTTCTTTTTTGATTGTTTTGCCTTTACAGAGCGTCGAGAATTAGTTCTTGTTGCGCTAGACTTTTCTTCTTGATCATCATCGTCGTTGGTTAAACCCTTTTGTAATATAGATATCAACGCTTTAATATCGTCATTATTAAGACCCATGTTTCACCTTTGTTCTTTGTACAGAAAGTAGGATATCTGAAAGATTTTTTACACTATTAGCTAAATAAGATAATCTATCCATACGTTGTTGAGCATATTTTTTTATTTTGTTTAGGGAGGTCGCCTTATCATTGTGTTTAATAGCTTGTAATGATTTTTCCATAAAACCATATCCTTTATAATTATTAATTTCATCAGCTATTATTTCTTTAATATTTTCTTCTGCCCAATTATGTCTTGCAATTTCTCTATTAAGAGTTCTCTGTAGAAAAAAAGCATATTGGGCTAATCTATAGGATATTTGTGCGCAATCCTCTGGAGTTAATTTCTCTATAGCATCTCTATTCATTGTAAAATATAGATTAAGTTCGTCTTCAGTAAAACTATGAATATCAGAATATATGCCAAGTCCTATAGAATTTTCATATTCATCTAGAATATCATCCCAATACTTTAGTTCATCTTTAGATGTTTTAACATTCATTTTGAATTAATTGACTCCATTCGGTTTCATTTTGATCAAATCTTAACCCAATATATTTTATGCCATTAATCTCACACCATTCTTGTTTTTCTCTATCTCTTTTTTGTGCTTTTAAAAAATTAAGAATAGTAGAGTGGTAAAATGGAATAAATTTAAAGTGTTGTTCACCATGAACTTCAATACATATTTTTTTAAGAGGAATATAAAAATCTAAATATAGAACTTCACCCTTCCGTAAAGGAATCGGTACTTCTTCTAATAATTGCAGGGTAGGGAGATGACCAGAAATCAATTTCCTTGCTGTTAAATGCAAAGATGACCTATTATCGATTTTACCTTTAGCCATATTGCCAGTTAATAACCAATTATGACTACTACCATCAAGATCTTTATCAACATTTCAAACCCATTGTTTGTTTTATACTTTGTACCAAATTTTTATAAGCCGATTCATTATCGACTAGATATTGTCTTAATTTTTCAGAACCCTGAAATTTAGGCTTATCCTCTACTGCGGTTAGAGTATACCAAGCTCCACCTTTATGTATAATACCCATATCAGAACCCAGAGTGATAGCTTCCATATATTTATCTACGCCCTGACCATATCTAATATAACTAGTAATATTGCCTCCAGGCGGACCCAAAGCAGAACATACAACCTGCCAATCAATTTCTTGACCAATTTGAGTACTATCAGCACTTAGTGTCCAAGGCTTAAAACTTTTAGCTCTTAACTTAATATCTGTTTGATAAGCAATAGCTTGACCGCTCTTCTCTTTAAATTCTGCACCATAGCCAGTAGGATTACCCATTAAATGAGTTATTCCAATAACAATATTTTTATTAACCGGAATAACATTGGCAACTTTACGACAAAATTTAGCTAATAGTTTTGCTCCATCTGCTCTTTGCATCTTATCCATATCGCTAGTTATTTCTGCTTCTGTACATAGTGCAGAGTATGAGTCTATAATCAAAACACTACCAGGAATTTCATTAATGATTTTTTCAGCAATTTGTAGGTATTCTTCAGCATGTAAAATCTTACCCTGTTGACTACCTATAATATGAAAACGATCTAGATTTAATCCTGGTATTCCTTCTAAGTCTCGTTTTTTTAATCTACCTTC